TTACAATCTAAGATGTCCCATCGCAGCAGAAGCTAAGATCGGATATACTTGGGCTGACGTACACTAAAACCACCATGAAATTACTAATTGATGCAGACTACATAGTATACAAGTGCTGTGCAGCCTGTGAAACAGAGATAGACTACGGAGAAGACGTAATATTAGTGACTTCTAACTTTTCAGAAGCCTATAGTGCAGTAAAACGTGAAATATCTAACATACAAATGCAATTTGGCTCTTTTGCGAAGCCAACACTGTTTTTTAGCGACTCTAAAAATTTTAGGAAAAAAATTTACCCAGAATACAAGGGTCACAGAAACAGAAAGAAGCCCTGTGGATACAAACGTGTCATATCAGGACTTAAAATTGAGTATGATGTTATCGTCATGCCACAACTGGAGGCCGATGATGCTATGGGCATCTATGCCACCAAACTTACAGGGAATATCATTGTTTCTCCTGACAAAGACATGAGACAGATCCCCGGTAAGCTATACAATCTCGAAGATACTATCACGATCACACCAGAAGAGGGTGCGAAGTGGCATCTGATTCAGACGCTTGCAGGCGACCAGACAGATGGCTACAGTGGCGTTCCCGGGATCGGAGTGAAGAGAGCTACTACTCTTTTCGAGAAAGAAGGCTACAGCTGGGCTACAGTTGTCAAAGCTTTTGAGGACAAAGGGCTCACAGAAGAAGACGCTCTTCGTAACGCAAGGCTAGCCAGAATACTTACAAACGAGGACTATGATTCCCAAAAGCAAGAACCAAGACTCTGGACACCTACGCCCGAGTATGAAATTAACTCTGGAACAGGAGTTCAAATTAAAGTTAGTTGAAGATAAGATCAGAGAAAGATATGATACAAACAGGGAAGATATAATTACACTCTTCCTTGCTTTACAGAAACAAAACTTTATACTAACAAACAACCTAAAAAACATAATTAATTTTATTTAAAATGTCTAACTTAATCTCCCGCACTGGACGGGTACAGTCTTGGATCGACGATCCTACATCAAGACTACCTGTATCATGCACAACCTTCGTTGTTGAAGACAGCATGGAAGGGGACAACGGCATCGAAGCTAGCTGGAGATTCGCAAGTCACGCACTAAGATTTGGTGCAGGCTGTGCAATCCACCTATCTAAGCTTAGACCAGCCGGTCATGAAAATGACAAAGGACTTGTGGCTACTGGCCCAGTCAGCTTCGGCAAAATATATTCAGCTCTAAATGAAACCTTGAGAAGAGGTGGAGCTTACAAGAATGGTGCTATCGTACTGCACCTAGACCTATGCCACCCAGACGTGGTAGACTTTATTACAGCTTCCAGAACAGAACTGCCTTGGGTCAAGCGTTGTGTTGACATCGACGATGAGATGTGGAAGTTTGCAGAACAAGACGTTAAGGACGCTTTACTTTATGGAATCAAATCAGGAGACATCTGGCTCAACAAAATCAAATACACCCAATCCGGGGAGCGTATCTATGGAAACGTCTGTCTTGAGGTATACTTGCCCTCACGTGGGACTTGCTTGTTACAGCATGTCAATCTCGGTGCCTGTACACTCGACAATCTACAAGAGGCTTTCACTACAGGTATGTCCGAGTTGTGTGATCTCCATGCACGGACAGGTGTTGGAGAATCTGGAGAGTACCTTACCCCAGAAGTTGACAGACAAGTGGGGCTTGGAGTGCTCGGTCTTGCCAACTTCCTCAGACGATACAACATCACGTACGAGAAATTCGGAGAGGCACTCCGCTTGGTAAACCTTGGCCACTCGGCTAACAACGAAGCAGGCTGTGCCGCTTGGGCACTAAACAATGCAATCTTTGAAGCAGCTCAGATTGCAAGAGAAAATAACATGGTAAGGGGCTTTCGCTATTGCACCCACTGCAGTTGCAGCTATCGCAGTAAAGACCTAGACGGCTTTACATGCACACCCGAGATAGCACCCCCAATAGCAAAGAAGGTTGACAGAGACTCTGGCGAGTTCGGAGTAGAGAGAGTCAACTATGGCGACGTTGAGATTGCAAGTGAAGTAGGATGGGACGCATACAAGCGTGTAGCAGACGAAATTATGACAATGCTCGATAGGACAGGATTGCTTCATGGTTACAGCTTCAATAGCTGGAGCGACATGATAACATATGATGAAGCATTTATAGAGAAGTGGCTACTCAGTCCACAAACCTCTTTGTACTATTCATTACAAGTTATGGGTGATGTCCAAGATAAGTCTGACGCTTACGCAGCACTTGGAGATACTGACATACAGGATTATTTGGATGGTATTCTTGAAAACAAAATCGAATGTGACTGCCAACAATGAACCCTTACACAAAATTATTAGAAAGAAAAAGAACATGGACTCCCGTCAAACCAACAAAAGGGGAGGTAAGATCTGGTGCTGAAGAAACCATCAAGCGTGCTCTCGCAATACGTCATATGGAGCTACCAGTTGGAGAATTTATATCACAAGGACTGGAGAAAGAAGTCCCGCAAGCAGCGAGGACACTTCTTGAGTCAAACGTTAAAGATGAGATTAAGCATGATCTCGCTCTGGGTTTCATTGTTGAATCCCATGGGGCTGATCCCATTGCTGAAATGGAGGCGATACGATTAAGAGATGCTTGGATACAACACCCCGACCATACTATCACAAAAGCTCTCGTTGCAGAGCGAGCTATATTTTTTGTTCTATTGCCTATGTTTCGCTTTCTTGGTGATGCTGCTCTCAGAACAGTATCAGCTGATATATCCAGAGATGAGCAAATTCACGTGGCAACAAATAGTCTCGTATGTCGTGAGCTTGGTCTTGTTCCTAGCAATTCTTTGGATAAGCTTAGGAAGGCAACTATATCTTGGGTACTACAACCCCTAAAAACTTCACCGGACAAACACCTAGACAAATCATTCTGGCTGGATGCGAGCGACCGGCTGATGTATGAAGGCAAAGCACCACAGTTTGCCGACACAAAAGCAGCTCGCATGCCAGCGTTCTTTGAACATGCAAACACCAACCTCCCTCAATACGCTTAGTTTCCACTCAGAGAAACTTGAGAAGTTAGTAGAGGATTTGGAATCCAAGTTCGCTTGGTATCCTGTCCACCCCAAGGAGGATATAGCCTCCATTATGTATCGCTCCGGACAATGGGAAGTGGTACAATATATAAAATCTATTTTAGAAGAATAACATGTGTATTAGTTTTGGTAGGAGATCACCTACCCCAGTATCAACACCAGCACCTATCCAGCCTAGGCAGCCTGACCTAGTATCAGCTGCTAGACTACCTAGTAAAAAAGAATTATTAGACCCAGATGAGACAGCAGGCGTTGAGTATGGCACATCCGCAAAGAAGGATGGCACACGTGGAGCGGCTAAGAGAACAGGTACAGACGCTCTTAAAATCAATATCAACACCGGTGCAGGCGGTGGAGGTCAGTCTGGAGGACTAAATGTATAAGGCTAAGGCAAGGTACTCTCAGCTTACGTCAGGTAGAACTCAGTTCTTGGACATGGCTGAAGAGTGCTCTCAACTTACCTTACCTTATCTAGTCACTCAAGACGACAACTACAAAGGCAAACGAACTCTAATTCAACCCTTCCAATCAGTTGGAGCAAAGGCAGTGGTGACACTTGCAGCAAAACTTATGTTAGCAATACTACCACCACAGACAGCCTTCTTCAAACTACAGGTAAGGGATGATAAACTAGGCCAGACGTTAGATCCTATGATGCGTAGTGAGTTAGACCTATCCTTCTCTAAGATTGAGAGATTGATTATGGACTACATCGCTGCATCAAGTGACCGTGTGGTCGTACACCAAGCCTTGAAACACCTGATCGTATCGGGCAATGCTTTGATATTCATGGGCAAGGATGGTTTGAAACACTATCCTCTACAACGATACGTAGTAGAAAGAGATGGTAACGGTAATGTTATAGAGATCATTACTAAAGAATCAGTAAGTCGTAAGGTTTTGGGTATAGCACCCCCTCCTAACGAAAAGCCGAATGGCGAATATGGTGCTACAGAAGACGACGCTGAGGTATACACCTGTGTTAAGATGGACGAGAGCAGCGGTAACTGGAGATGGCATCAAGAAGTGGACGACATGATCCTAGAAGGTAGCCAGAGCACAGCACCGAAGAACGCCTCACCATGGTTAGTGCTTCGATTCAATACAGTAGACGGAGAGGACTACGGACGTGGTAGAGTAGAGGAGTTTATTGGGGATCTAAGGAGTCTCGATGGACTGTCTCAGGCTCTAGTAGAGGGAGCAAGTGTGGCAAGTAAAGTTGTCTTTCTTGTATCACCATCTGCTACAACCAAACCCGGAACACTTGCCAAAGCTGGTAACGGAGCTATCATACAGGGTAGACCAGAGGACGTAGGAGTCGTGCAAGTCGGTAAGACAGCAGACTTTGCTACAGCTGCAAACATGGCAGCAACTATAGAGAGAAGAATACTCGAAGCTTTCTTGGTTATGAACATCAGGAACGCAGAAAGAGTTACAGCTGAAGAGGTACGCCTTACACAGCTAGAGCTAGAGCAATCCCTTGGCGGACTGTTCAGCTTGTTAACGGTAGAGTTCTTAGTACCCTACCTCAACAGAACTCTGTTAATACTACAGAGAACAAACCAGATACCCAGACTACCAAAAGATGTCGTCAGACCTAAGATAGTAGCTGGTATCAATAGTCTAGGTAGAGGACAAGATAATGAATCCTTGACTAGATTTATAGCAACTATTGCACAGACACTTGGCCCAGAAGCTTTGGTTAAATTTATAGATCCAAGCGAAGCTATCAAACGATTAGCAGCGGCACAAGGTATCGACGTACTAAATCTTGTACGTACAGCAGAGCAGCTAGATCAGATGAAGGCTATGACTCAACAAGAGGTAGCTCAGAAGTCACTTGTAGATCAAGCCGGTCAACTTGCTGGTACACCACTCATGGATCCTACTAAGAATCCAGAGCTGGCAGAACAAGCATCAGCTGTATTAAGTAACTTACAACCACCAGAAGAGTAAATGTCAGAAACATTATCATATCAGCCAGAAGTACAAACTGAAAGTGCACCTGATAACCTTACACCAGAAGAGCAGGATAGTCTTGCCGTTGGTGAGAAGCTACAGGCAGAACAAGAAGGACTACTGGCTGGTAAATATAAAAGTGCAGAAGAACTAGAAAAAGCATACGTAGAGCTACAGAAAAAACTTGGCGAAAGCAAAGAAGAAGAAGACACAGAACAAGCCAGTACAGAACCAGAACCCGAAGATAAGCCACAGCTATCTGAGGGTGCTACACTGATTACAGATGCTAGCAAAGAATACTTTGATAATGGTAATAAATTATCACCAGAGACTCTTGCTAAGTTTTCTTCTTTATCTAGCCAAGATCTTATCAAAGCCTACATGGAGGTGTCGCAGAACCCTGAGTTTCAACAACAACAGGCAGCACCAGCAGCTGAGATCACTGCGTCACAGATCAACCAGATCAAGAACGCAGCAGGCGGCGAGAAAGCCTATGCTAATATAGTAAACTGGGCAAAGAACAGTCTACCACAAGATCAGATAAATGCGTTTGATGAGGTAGTCAATACAGGCAGCGTACAAGCTATACAACTAGCTGTGTCTGGATTGAAAGCTGAGTACGATAACGCAAACGGAGTTGAAGGTAGAATGGTAACAGGTAAAACTGCCCCTAATAACGGGGATGTCTTTCGTAGTCAAGCGGAACTTGTCCGTGCTATGTCAGATGCAAGGTATGATAACGACCCTGCCTACAGGCAAGATGTTATTGAAAAACTAGACAGATCAGATTTGGAGTTCTAACTATGCCCGGACATTACGGAAAAGCTATGCCAAAAGGCAAGAAGAAAATGACAGCAGCAGAAAAGAAAAAGATGCTTGCTAAACTTAAGAAGAAAAAGTAATGGTCAAGAAGAAAGGAAAGAAGAAACCTACCTCTGACCCACGTTCTCCACTTGATGAGTTCAAGCCAGAGAAGAAAGAGTATATTAGACAGCTCCCAATACCGGGGCTGATCTATCCTCTAGCAAAAAACAACAAGAAGAAACAAGACTTCTTATCAAAAGATAATAACAACGTAGTATAACAATGACACACCACAACCACGACAATCAGAAATGGCATCCAGCAGAGGAGCTTAACGGAAGACTAGCTATGATCGGCGTAGTCGCAGCTCTACTCAACTATGCTTGGACAGGGCAAATCATACCCGGAATCTGGTAATGCCAAAAGGTAAAGGCGGCTACAGCCCCGGCCAAAAAAAGATCGCACGTGTTGCAGCACCACGCAACAAGATTACAGGGGCAGACTTCGCAGCACTAAGAAAAAATGGCAAGAAAAAAGGGAGTAAGCCTGTCTCTCGGAAGAGGTGAGAAGAGCCGCAAAGGCGGCCTAACAGCTAAGGGAAGAGCCAAGTACAATCGTGCTACTGGCTCTAATCTCAAAGCCCCTCAGCCCGGAGGAGGAGCTCGTAAAAGGTCTTTCTGTGCTCGCATGTCTGGCATGAAAGGCCCACTCAAAAAACCAAACGGCAAACCTACACGAAAGGCTCTTGCTTTACGTAGATGGAAATGCTGATGGCAAAAACAAAAAAGATAAAACCTTTCGATGAGCAAGATACAAGACTTGCTATGGGTCAAGATGCTGGTAACTTCTACAGACAGAAGGCTAAGTATGATGCCAAGAAAGATATGTCAAAAGAAAAGTATGACCCAACAGAGGGTAAGAAACGGGGTAAGAAATTACTCGATGATTTATTAGATGGAGTCTAATGGCAATCACATACAATGAAGACGGTTCCGTTAGGAAACGCAAAGGCGATAAGAAAGCTATCGCTATGGGCAAAGAGTTTTTTGGTGTACCTAAAGACGTTAGGGAAGCTAATAAAAGACTCTCAGGTAAAGGCCCATTCGATGTTAATGACCAGAAAAAGGTGATAGACTATTACAAGAAACTATCAAAAAACAAAAAGGGTAAAGCATAATGGCACACAAGAAAGGATCTAAATGTGGCTGCAAGCATGGAGGTAAGAAACGCTGATGGGTAAGTTATGTCCACGTGGTAAAGCAGCTGCCAAAAGAAAGTTTAAAGTATACCCTTCCGCATACGCTAACGCCTACGGTGTTAAGGTATGTAAAGGTCAAGTCAAAGCTGGTGGTAAGAAAAAGACTGCCCCCGGTTATAGCAAAGCAAAAAGAAGATGAGCTTACGTAGATGGTTCCAAGAGAAATGGGTTGACACCAAAACTGGTAAGCCCTGTGGCAGACAGAAAGGTGAGAAGCGTAAAGGCTACCCAGCTTGCAGACCATCTAAACGTGTGTCATCCAAAACACCTAAGACTACAGGTGAGATGTCTAAAGGCGAGAAGGCCAAGTTTAACAGAACTAAGACAAGTAGTAAGAGGATTAATTATAATCACTCGAGACGGAAGAAAAAACCCGTCCGTTCATCTCTACGTATTAACAAGTAGAGACGCATGACACCCAAGCATGGAACGGGGCTTGGATATATGAGAGATACAATGACTGTAACTTACGTATATCGTGGCATCAAGTACACAAGAGTAATCGGTTAAGGCCGTACAGGGAGGTTCAAGTCCTCCCATCTCTATTGGAGCGAGCCTGCTAAGGCAGATACCTCAATCCGTCTAGACGGTGGGATAGACCACAAAATATGGCCAAAAAATTTTCAGATCTGAAGAACGTACAAACTATACATTCTTATTAGAAATGGCATACCCCGGAAGTTTCGACCATCAGTCGAACGTAAACCCAACCCAGCTAACAAGGCCGGGTGCACTTAACGGTGGTAGTGATCCTAGAGCCCTTTACCTTAAACTCTTCTCAGGAGAGATGTTCAAAGGCTTCCAGAGAAACACTATCGCTAGAGACTTAGTACAGAAGAGAACATTAACTTCTGGTAAGTCAATGCAGTTCATCTACACTGGTAGAACAACAGCCGAGTATCATACACCCGGCCAGAGCATACTTGGTAACGACCAGAAGGCTCCACCAGTTGCAGAAAAAACTGTGACAATAGATGACCTATTAATTAGTTCAGCTTTTGTTTATGAGCTAGACGAGACACTAGCACACTACGACCTACGTGGTGAAATCTCAAACAAGATCGGTTATGCTCTCGCAGAGAAGTATGACAGACTTATCTTCCGTGCTATTGCGAAAGGTGCTAGACAGGCTTCTCCTGTTTCTATGTCCAACTTCCAAGAGCCCGGTGGAACACAGATCCAAGTTGGTGCTGGATCAGACGCAGACGACGCTTACAGCTCAACACACCTAATCTCAGCTTTCTATGATGCAGCTGCTGCACTAGACGAGAAGGGTGTTGGAACTGACGGCAGAGTTGCTGTCCTAAACCCAAGACAGTACTATGAACTTATACAAGCTATTGGTTCTAACGGTCTTGTAAACAGAGATGTACAAGGTACAGCTTTACAGAGTGGACAAGGCATCATTGAAATTGCAGGCATCCAGATCTTCAAGTCAATGAACATTCCATTCTTCAGCAAGTATGGTACAAAGTATGCTCCTTCATCAGGTGCACAAGCTGGTACTGACCTTGCAACTATTGATCCCGGTAACACTGGTGACTTCGTATCAGTTGGTGCAGAAGATGCTAGAGCTTCAGTTACAGGTATCAACAACAACTATGGTAACACATCTAACTTTGCAAACACATGCGGACTTATCTTCCAAAGAGAAGCTGCTGCTGTTGTAGAAGCTATCGGGCCACAGGTTCAGGTAACTTCAGGTGATGTTTCTGTTGTATACCAAGGTGACGTAATCCTTGGAAGACTAGCTATGGGTGCAGACTTCTTAAACCCAGCTGCTTGTGTTGAATTGTTCGCTGGAACAACAACTAAGCCTGCTGCGTTTGGTACTACATA